ATAATATTGATATGACTTTGTATGTGTATACAAAGAATCAGGATGATGGGTTACAGATCATTGAACAAATTCTACCCTACTTTAATCCTGACTATAACCTGACTGTAAATGCAATTCCGGCGATGGGCATAAAGAATGACTTACCTGTAATTTTAGATAACATAAGCTATGAGGACGAATATGAGGGTGACTTTACTCAAAGAAGAGCTATCATATGGACTCTTAACTTCACAATGAAACTTAACTTCTATGGCCCGATAAACAGACAGGGTATCATTAGAACTACCAACGTTACAACATTCTCAGACCCTGCGCTTACAAATAAACAATCCTCATACACCGCAACAGTCGATCCAGGTACTGCCGTTCCCGGTGATACAATTAATATTATTGATACGTTTGAGGACTTTTAATGAAATCCCTAAATAAAATTAACGACGTATTCAATGTAGATACAACGGTTGATTTAACAATTCCAACCAGTATGCCGGTTGAGTATAATCCTTCTGAGTTAGATCAGGAAGATGACTTTCAGTTGGCTCGAAATACTCTTCGTGGATTAATCAATAAGAACGAAGATGTAATGACTGAGCTGGTTCATATTGCAAAGAACTCTGAGAACCCAAGAGCATTTGAAGTTGCTGGACAATTAATATCTGCTCAAACTGCTATTACAAAAGAGTTGATTGGGCTTCATAAAACTAAAAAAGACATTGATAAAGCAAACGGTAAGAACGAAAATATTAAACAGCAGAATAATATTGTGTTTGCTGGTTCTACATCTGATCTTATGAAGATGATTAATGGAAAATAATAGTTATAATGGTAATGACTTACTCAAGCCTGCCGGCTTTGAGATGCAGTTTACCTCCGAGCAGGTAAAGGAGTTAATGAAGTGCAAAGAAGATCCAATATACTTTATTGAAAACTATTGTTACATTGTCTCATTAGATAGAGGCTTGATTCTGTTCAGTTTATATGACTGTCAGAGAGAAAAAGTAGATACCATTATGAATAACAGAAAGGTTATTCTAATGGAAGGACGTCAACAGGGTAAGACAATTACATCGGCTGCCTGTATACTCCATTACACTATTTTTAATTCTAATAAGACTGTTGCTATTCTAGCTAACAAGTCAACTGCGGCCAGAGAAGTATTGTCTCGTTACCAAATTATGTACGAGAATTTACCTTTGTGGATGCAACAAGGTATTAAGACTTGGAACAAAGGTGACGTTGAATTAGAAAATGGTTCAAAGGTATTTACATCTGCTACCTCTACTTCTGGTATTCGAGGTAAATCGGTTAACTGGTTGTATATTGACGAGGCGGCAATTATACCTAATAACGTTGCCGAAGAGTTCTTTACTTCCACATATCCAACCATCATGGCCGGAGAAACAACAAAGGTGTTGCTTACTTCTACACCTCTAGGTTATAATCATTTTTGGAAGTATTGGAACGATGCCCAGGAAGGGCGTAACGGTTTTGTAGCATTACAAATACCTTATTGGAAGATTCCAGGTAGAGATGAAAAGTGGGCTGAAGAACAAAAATCAGTACTTGGGGAACTTAAGTTTAATCAAGAGGTGTTATGCGCATTCCTTGGTTCATCTAATACATTAATTGCCCCTGATACTATTGCTAGAATGTCTCCAATACCTTTCATGCATGAGAAGGATGGCTTAGATATTCTTGAATACCCCGTTCCTGGTCATGTATACTTCTCTACAGTTGATACATCCAGAGGTATTGGCGGTGATTATTCTGCATTTACAGTGATAGATACTACAGAATACCCTTATAAAATTGTAGCTAAATATAGAAACAATAAGATAAGTCCATTATTGTATCCTACTGTAATTCATAAAGTATCAAAAGAATACAACAGTGCATATGTATTGGTAGAAATAAATGATATTGGTCAACAGGTTGCCGATATCATTCATAACGACTTAGAGTATGAAAATATGATCTGGGTCGGATCCGATGCCAGATACGGACAGGTTTTATCTAGTTCCGGTAGAAGTTCTATTCTGGGAGTTCGAACTACAAAACAAGTTAAGCGCATTGGATGTGCTACCTTAAAATCTTTGGTAGAAGAAAATAAACTACTAGTTTTTGATAGAGATATCATATCAGAATTTTCAACATTTATTGAACACCATGGTGTATTTCAGGCTGATGAAGGCTATAATGATGACTTAACTATGACGTTGGTTCTTTTTGCATGGGCTACAAATGACCCTATGTTTAAAGATCTAATGAATGCGAATAATAGACAGGCTCTCTACAGCTCTCAAATGCAAAACATAGAGGACGAGCTAACTCCATTTGGTTTTATTGACAACGGACAGTCAACAGAACCAGATGTTGAGGTAATAGATGGAGATATTTGGTTAAGTGACAAATATCAAAAAGACTATTCAGATTTTCTTAAAGAACGTAGCTGGTAATAGTCAAAGTTCAGTATCTATAAATATACTGGTATAAAATTTGTTATGACAGAATAACATTATAAGGAGAAAATAATATGGCATTTCAGCTATCACCAGGCGTTCTGGTAACAGAGAAAGACCTCACATCGGTCGTTCCTTCTGTTGCTACTACAGCCGGCGGCTTTGCTGGCGCATTCGCATGGGGACCTGTACGAGTTGTTACCACAATTGATTCAGAAAACGCTCTTGTAACTAGATTTGGAAAGCCTAACAGCTCTACATTCCAATCTTTCTTTACAGCTGCCAACTTCTTGTCTTACGGTAATAACCTACAAGTGATCCGCGTTGTAAATGAAGCAACAGCAAAAAACGCAAAAGCAAACGCGGCAGCAACCGCAATTTTAATTAGAAACGAAGATCACTATGATGCCTCTTTCTCAAGTGGCGGAACCGCTACCGGTGAATGGGCTGCTAAGTATCCCGGTGCACTGGGTAATTCGTTAAAAGTATCTATAGCTGACGCTAATAGTTTTTCTACATGGACTTATTCTACTAACTTTGATGCTGCTCCTGGTACATCAACTTATGTAAGCGGTCTGGGTGGATCTCACGACGAGCTTCACATTGCAGTTATTGATGAAGATGGATTATTTTCAGGAACAGCTGGAGAAGTAATAGAAAAATTTGCTTTCGCCTCTAAAGCATCCGATGGTAAGAGAGCCGATGGTACTTCTGCATTCTATAAGGATGTAGTAAATACTCAATCAGAATATGTTTACTGGTTGAACCATACTGCAAACGTTACCGCAACGGGCACAGCCTGGGGTAATGCAGCTAATGCATCCCTGTTTGCTAACTTGACCTCCAACGTCACTGTATCCTTATCAGGTGGTGTATCAGCCGATAGCCCTTCTGATGGTAACATTACGACAGCTTTAGCTTTGTTTGCTAACGATGAAGCATTTGATATTTCCTTGCTTCCATTAGGTGCTGCTTCGTCTACCGTAGTTAATTTTGCCATCTCCAGTGTTGCAGAAGTAAGAAAAGACGTTATCGTCTTTGCTTCACCCGAACTGGCCGATGTAGTTAATAACGCAGGCTCAGAAGCTACCGATATCGTTGCATTCCGCGAGACTCTAACATCTAGTTCATATGCAGTACTGGACTCTGGTTACAAGTATCAATACGACCGCTACAACGACGTATATCGTTATGTACCGTTGAATGGTGATACAGCCGGTCTTGCAGTACGCACAGACTTTGTTGCTGATCCATGGTTCTCACCTGCCGGCTTTAACCGCGGTCAAGTTAAGAACGTTGTTAAACTTGCCTACTCACCTGGTAAGACCGATCGTGATACATTGTACAAGAAGGGTATTAACCCAGTTGTTACATTCCCCGGTAATGGTACGGTACTCTTTGGCGACAAGACATTGTTGGCTAAGCCTTCAGCCTTCGATCGTATCAACGTTCGTAGATTGTTTATTGTGCTTGAGAAAGCAATCGCTACTGCTGCTAAGTTCCAGTTGTTCGAGTTTAACGATCCGTTCACAAGAGCCCAGTTTAGAAACCTTGTTGAGCCGTTCTTGCGTGACGTTCAAGGTCGACGTGGTATTACAGACTTTAAAGTAGTTTGCGATGAGTCTAATAACACCGGTCAGGTAATTGATACCAACAACTTTGTTGCTGATATCTTTATCAAGCCAGCTCGTGCGATTAACTTCATTCAGCTCAACTTTATTGCAACCCGTACCGGAATTTCTTTCG